CTTAAAATCTATGTTATGAGCCTCCCTACTGACGCCCAGATTAGATATTGGGATAAAGAGAAGCAGCAGGTAGGAGTTATCCCCGACCATAGAATCAATGAATATCCCGAAAAGGTCAGAGAAGAAGCAGTTATCAAAAAGCATATGGTAGCCAAAGCCGATGAAATCATTCAAAATCTCAAAGATGAAGTTGGTAAGACCAAGGCAACCAAGAATGCTTGTAAAGTAGTCAGTGCCATGTATCCTGAACAACCATTTTCAGTTGGTAGTTACTATAGATGGTCTAAGATACTTCGAGAAGAAGGTGTTGTTGGTTTGATGGATGATAGGACACTCAAGCAAGAACAAGCACAAGGTAAAGTTCCTCCCAGTGTCAATGAGGAAGCTTGGCGGTTCTTTTTAGGTCTCTATCTTGACCAGAACAAACCATCAGTTGCCCACTGCTGGGAGATAACCAAACTCAAAGCACAAGCGGAAGGCTGGGGAGATATCCCCACCCGCAGAAGTTTTCAAAGATATGTTAATAAATTTGTTCCAAGACATGTCTTGATAGCTTACCGAGAAGGCAAGAAAGCCCTTAAAGATAAGGCTGAACCCTATATCGAGCGGAATATTGCAGGGCTTAAGAGCAATCAAGTTGTTATTGGTGACCACCATATCTTTGATTTATTTGTTCTTAATGAAGAAGGCAATCCTGCTAGACCGTGGATTACCGCTTGGATGGACATGCGTTCTAGAACCATAGTCGGATATAGGATTACTTTTAATCCTAACCTAACAACTATTATGGAAAGCTTTGCTAATGTCTGTCAGGACTATGGTATCCCAGAACACATCTACATTGATAATGGAAAAGATTATCGAGCTTATCAATTCGCAGGAGGGCGACCAGTCAAGCAGGAAGGCAAGATTGAAATTGATGAATGGCAAGCTACATCAATGCTAGATACTCTTGATGTTAAAATTCACTTTGCTAATCCTTATAATGCTCGTGCCAAGCCGATTGAGCGGATATTTAGAAACTTCAAAGAACACTTCTCTAGACTCTTCCCTACCTATCGTGGGGGCTATGTAGGAGAAGCACCAGAGCGATTAAATGAAGTTCTTAAAAACAAGGACAAGCTAATCACTATGGAAGAGTTTGAAGATATCTGTAGTCGCTGGATAAAGCTAGTTTATCACGAACAACCACAGAATGGTAAAGGAATGGAGAACCAATCTCCCCTTACAGTTTGGCAAGAGAATATCGAAACAGTTCGTAAGGTTAGCAAGACAGAATTAACCTTCCTATTAACTAAGGTTAAAGGAACTAGAGTTGTAGGTAGAAATGGAGTTTCAATTGATGGTATTAACTATTATAGTAGTGAAATCACTCAGTATCTAGGACAGAAGGTACAGGTTCGTTATGATACTAGCGATATATCTCAAGTCTATATCTGTGATTTAGAAGATAGATTCTTATGTATGGCTCACCCAGTAGAACAGAGCCCATTTATCGGAATGGACGAGCAGAGCTTCAAACAAAGCAAGAAAGAGGTCAAAAAGATTAGGGATGAGGTCAAACAGTATGAAGATTATATCTTACCAGGTAAAGAGTTTGATGTAGAAGACTTATTAGATTTAAAAGCTAAAGAGAAGGCGAAGCGTGATAAAGAAGAAGCTTTACAAGCTCCAAATGTAGTAGAAATCCAAAGAACTCATATTAGAGAATCGCTTAAGAAATTAGAAGCAGCCAATGAAGATAGACTCAACAACTTAACAGAAGAGGAATTAGATAATATTCACCAATTATTCAAAGCCAAACAGCCACCAAAACAAGATGAAGAAGAGCTTCGTAAACAGGATATGCAGGATTTAAAAGATGCCTTAGAAGGATTATAGAGAGGAGGTGCAAGGATGGAGGTTAAGATTGAAGAGATTCTTAAGACCAAACAACCTACTGAATATAAAAAACTCTGTATCCTCAAGATGAGCCTAGTAATCAAAGCAACAGTCAATCCAGCTATTAAACATTTATCACTAATAGCCAAAGAGGCAGCCAAAGGAATAAAAGCAGTATTTGAACAGTTCAGAGAAAATTACAGGAAATTAGCTCTAGCAGAAACCAAGCAAGCAATGGAGAAAAGCAAAGAGGAGGTTCAACAGTGAGCAAACCCAACCCGAAGAGTAATTTTATTAATCAAAGAGAGTTAGCCTGGTTAGTGGGCAACCCAGATTATTTAGCCCAGCAGGCTCAAGCCTTAAGCTCTCATACTAAAAAGGATAAAGTAGATATTACTTATCTATTAGAGAAGGTTGAGAATATCAATCGTGTAGCAAACAATATTAAAGCACACTTTGCTAGTAAATAGGAGGCGTTAGGATGGCAGATAAAGTTGATAAGGCATTTCAAAGAAAAGATTTAGCAAGAAGGATTGATTTTTTAGCTACTATAGTTAAGAACTGTGACTTAGAAGAGCAGACAATCCATTATTTGAATGAGAAAGTAACTGATATTTTTAAAGAGACTGTTGTTAATGACCCGATTTTCAAACATCAATCAAAGGTAGGTTAAAGAGCCTTTAAGGAGGAGTTAAATGGCTGTTTATGGAGTTGCTTTTAAATTTGATTCTGTTGTTGAGTTGGTCGCTTGGTTGAATAGGATAGAAGCTGATTTTGGTGATATTAAGATTAAAGATATATGTAAATTCAAAAATTCTAAAACAATTCAAAGGAGAGGGTATCAATGGAAGCACTAAAAATGAAAAAAGAGCCTCAAGATGGAGGCTCAGAAGTTAAAGATCATCAATCTGTGAAAGAAATTTTGCAAAGATACATTGACAATTCTGATAAGTCACAAACTCAAGTTGCCAAAGAGATTGGAATTTCAGGCTCAGCACTAAGCCAATTTCTCAATGGAACTTATAAAGGTAGTATATCAAATATCTGTAATGCGGTCAAGAAATACCTCAACTTAGAGAAGCAGAAACTAGACACACCCAAAAAGCCTGAGTTTGTAGCTACAGAGATAGCTCAAGAGATTCAAACAGTCCTTAGTTTCTGTAGATTGAATGATGATATCGGGGTAATTGTTGGCGACCCTGGTATTGGCAAGACCATGACCTTAAAAAAGTATGCAGATGAGAACCCAAATGTAGTCTTAATCTCAGCCAACCCTGCCCTTCGTTCTCCTAACTCACTATTGGACGAGCTATTATACTCTTTGGGTAAGAAAGAGACTGGTAAACTAGCAGCTAAACAGAGAAGTTTGATTAAATACCTAAGTGATAGTGGAATGATGATTATTATAGATGAAGCCCAACACTTGACTTATAGTTCTCTAGAGACTATTCGAGCCATCTATGATGCTACTAGAATCTCATTAGTTTTAGCTGGTAACCCTCTAGTATTAGATGAAATGAGGGACAAAAGAGCAGAGTTTGCTCAGTTCTTCTCTCGAATCGGTATCCAAAGAAGAATTTCAGGCAAGAAGAAGCGAAAGGATATTGAGAAGATAGCTAAGCAGTGTATTACCAATCCATCAAAGGAGATTATAGATTTTTTGGCAGGTAAGGCTAATGTGCATGGGGGGTTTAGATATATGACTAAACACTTAGTTCTAGCCATGACTTTAGCCTATAACAAAAAGACCACTGTTGCTTTAGAACATTTCAAACAAGCTGAAAGAATACTTAAGGGGTGATTGGATGAAGATTAAAGATGATATTAAATACTATCCTGTAATCTGTTGTGAATGTGGGACAGAGTTTCATGCAGCTAAATCAATAGGACAAAAGTTAGGGATGGATTTAGATGGTTGTGGAAGATGCCCTAACCCAGATTGTAACACTTTCTTAAACTTAAGGTTTGACCTTAAGAGTGGAGTAATGATAAGCAAGAAATGGGATGACTATCTAGCGGAAAGGAGAGCTAAACAACATGAACATTAAGGGCAGATTATTAGCATTTATACTTGGTGTCTTTGTAGGGGGCAACTTTGGGGTTGTGATTGTTGCCCTCCTCAATGCTAATCGTAGAGAGGAAAGGTGATAAAGTGGTAGATAAGAAGAAACCACCTAAAGAGATTGTGGATGCTTGGACTAAAGTTTGTTCTTACATTAGAGACCAACAGGCAGAGTTAGAATTTGCTGCATTGTTCTTCGATATTAAATACGGAACTAAAGAAAGGTTAGTTAAAAATAGAGGTTATTACGCCCTACCAGAATACGAAGTTTATAACTCTTATACATTAAGCGATTTAGATAACAAATTCCAATTAGAAAGCAGACCTCTTAAAGATAAGAAGTTAAGTTCAAGGCTTTAAAACATTGATATTAAAGGAGTGGTCAGAATGAATATTTGGAGAATATTTAAATCTTGGCTAGATGATATAAGAATGAGTCCTTTACTTACAAGACTTCGTCTCAGAAAGATTAAAAAGAATGCTTATGAGATAACTGGTGTAAGTCCTTTCCCTCTTGATACTAGAATCGAAGCCAAGAATAAACACCTTCCCGTTAATGAATCTGGATATACAGGAGGCGATAGGAAATGAAACTTACTCAGCAAGAATGGGAAGCGGAAGGCAGGAAACTATTTGGTTCAGATAAAAGAAAGTGGAAATTTATTTGCCCTAATTGTGGGCATGTGCAAAGTTCAGAATCTATCAGAAAAGCTATAGAGAATGGAACACTAGACTCTAAGAGGAACTTTCTCAAGGGAGATATTCCTCCTGTGGCTTATTGTGAATGTACTGCTTCTGATTGTACTTATGTAGGTTATGGTTTAATCCCAGCACCAATTACAGTAATCATTAATCCAGAAGAAGATTATGATTTAAACAAGATGGAGAATTGTGCTTTATCATTTAATTTTTACAGAGGTGAAGAGGATGAAAGTTCGTGATTTAACAGGAGAAGAGTTACAGAAGGCTTATAACCAGTCTTTAGTTAAAGTCAAAAAAGCAATGACAACTAAGCCTAAAGAGGTTAAAAAAGATGTTAACTTTCATTGGAGAAAGCAAGTAGCTCAAAGATTTTCAAGGATTATAGGCAAGTCAGTACCAGTAGATTTAAAATCATAATTGTTAATCCCCTATTAACATAAATAGTCGAAACTGGGCAACTGCCCAGTCGGTAAGGATTAGCTCCCTTGCCCTGATGATGACAGGCTAGAAAGTGAGGTGAAAATTATGAATGACATAGAGAAGAAAGAAAATGCTCCGATAATAATTCAGGGAGATACTACCCTAGTTGTTACTGCTACTGTAGAAGAAAAGACATCACTTACAGAAGCTTTAAGAGAATTAAAAAAAGAAGTATATCCACAAAAGCTATCTAAGGATGATGAAGAACCCAAAGAAGGTAATACAGTAGTTGAAATATTAAAAGGTCAATTAGAAGAATTAAGTGAGGTTAATTCTTTGTTTTTAAAAAGAAGCAAGACAAAAGGAATTATTAGCGAAGAAGTTGCTTTTTTAAAAGTAGTTAACTCTTCAATAATCGAATTAGGGAAATTACTTAAAGATGAATGGGATATTTAATATTAGGTGGGGAGAGATTTTAAAAATTAGCTTTCAGAAGTTTCTTTTATAGCTTGGCAAACAGTTTTATAGAATTTAGCTATTTCTTTTGAGTATCCTTCTATACTCAAAAATCCAGAAGATTTAGCCCAATCTTTTGGTTTGGTTAATTCCATAGCTTTAAGAGTTAGTTCTTTAGCGATTTCTTGTTCAATACTCATAGTACCACCTCAAATATAAATTTTACCTCTCCCCGATGATGAGTATTCAACATAGAACATTAATAATCCTGTAAAAGAGGTGAATATCAATGGCTGATTCCAACAGCAATGAGAAATATAAGATTTTATTACTTAATACCTTTATGAAAGACTTTTATAAGTTTCACGATGAAGAGTATGACACTTTAGAGGAAGCTAAAGAGGAAGTTAAAAGAATGATTACAGAGGAATTCATACATGCTCAAACGATTCAAATTGTTAAGACAGTTTATAAACCTAAAGTAAATGTATTATAAAAAATAAAGGGAAGTGATATTATGGCAAATGTTAAAAATTGGAGTGAAGCAGATTTAGTTTTAAAGGAGATCAGTGAGCTACAACTAAAAAAAGAGAAGATTGAGAATGAAATGAACTCATTAATTGCAGAGACTAAGTTAGAATATGGGCTAGAGGTTGAACCATTGCAAGCCAAAATTAAAGAGTTATCCCAAGAGTTACAAGAATTTGTTGAATCTAACAAAGAAGATTATGATGGTAAATCTAAGCAGCTAAACTTTGGTCGAGTAGGTCATAGAAGCTCAACTAGATTCAAAGTTCCTAGCAAGGAAGAGGCTGCTATTATTGCTAAGCTAAAAGAAAGAGGTATGAATGATTGTGTTAAGGAGAAGTTGACTAGAAAGGTCTATAAAACTGCTCTTAAGAATTATGATGAGAAGTTATTAGCTGAGATTGGCATTATCAAGGTTGATAAGAATAACTTCTACTATGACATAGATAAAAAGGCATTAAACTTTTAACCTCAAGCCTCGCCTGGGAAGGCGGGGCTAAAAAGATTAAGGGGGTCGTAAGATGATTAATAATAAAAAGATTGCTTTAATCCATGTAGCTAAGAATCAATTAGGTTTAGATGATGGAATTTATCGGGATATCTTGTATCGTGAAGCTCAAGTTAGGTCATCTAAAGACCTTAATGAAGCAGGGTTTGAAGCGGTAATGAATTGCTTTAATGAAATGGGCTTTCAATCTACTTCTAATAGGAGAAAGAAGAAAAGGAAGGTCAGAACTAATGGGACTGTTACTCCTGAACAGCAAGAATACATTAATGATTTATATGATAAATTAGGTTGGGACAGTCCCAAAAGAAGAATAGGATTCAATAAAAGACAGATTGGTAAGCCTTGGGCACAGACAGTGAAGGAGGCAAGTGATTTGATAGAAGGTTTAAAAGCTATGCTAAACAGAGGTTATAGTTAAGGAGGGGTTTGATGAGGACGATTGACCAGTATAAAGATGAAATTACGATTGAAGACTTACCTGAAACATATCGTTTGATTGCTGAAAAATGTGGATTAAATACTGCTCTTGAAATAGCTTATCTCTTTGGAGGGGTTAATATTTACTTTCCTAAACCAGAACAGATTATTCAAGATATCAGGGATAAAAGAATTGTAAAGGAATTTGATGGGGAAAACTATAATCAACTAGCTAAAAAGTACAACCTATCAACAAGCTGGGTGCGAGAGATAATTAATCGTGCTAGAGCAGCAGATAGACAGACTAATATCTTTGATTATGTCAAAGAATAAGTTCGTTGTTTCAATCAAGTGCCTAAATTAGTTGATTAAAGCAATTTAGTAAATCAACTGAAATATAGGAAGATAAAAGAATACTGTAGTATCATAGCCTTAGTGATGGTAAACATTGCTAAGGTTTTTATTTTTTTTGGAGGTGTTAAAAATGAAAATTATCATCGACCCAGGACACGGGGGAAAAGACCCAGGAGCTTGCGGAGAGTTTAGCCAGGAAAAAGATATAACATTAAAGATTGGCATAATGTTATATTCATTATTAAAAATGTATGAGAACTATGAAGTGGAAATGACTAGAGAAAGAGATACTTATCCCACTTGGGTAAGAAGAGTCAAGTCGGAAGCAGAAGATATTTTTATCTCTATTCATTGTAATGCAACAGTTAATAAAGAAGTTAATGGAATAGAAACCTTCCATTATCCAAATAGTGAGCAAGGTGAAAGATTAGCTAATTTAATTCAGTCTAAATTGATTGCAGCTACTAATCAGAAAGACAGAGGGGTTAAATCAGAAGAAGGATTATATGTACTACGAAAAACAAAATGCCCGTCAGTTTTGGTGGAGTGTGGATTTATCTCCAATCCAGAGGGAGAGAAATCCCTTAATGAAGCTAAATATCAATATTTATTAGCTTTGACTATTCTTGAAGGGATAAAAGAATACCTGGAGGGCGAATGATGCAGAAGGACAAATTGTTACATTTTATTGTAGGTGTTGCAATAGCACTAAGTGGTCTATTTATCAGACTTAACCCTAAGATGGTATTGGGTTTAGTAGCGTTTGCAGGATTAGGCAAAGAAATACGAGATTACTTCCACCCCAAAGGGTGTGCTGATTTTTATGATGCACTAGCAACTTTTTTAGGTGGACTAGCAGTTATTTTATTAATTAAAAGTATTTTATAAACCTTTTAAAAGATATTTAAAGGGAGGTGAGAGCGTGAATCCATTTAAAATTGGTCAGTTAGTCAAAGATGGTTTGGAGACAGTTCGCAAGACCATTGATGACTTGAATACCTCAGAGGAAGAAAAGTTACAGGCTAAGGAAAATTTAACTGTAATAGAAAATAAGTTAACTAGCCAGTTAATTGAGGTTCAAAAGCAGGAATTAGAAGCCAAAGAAGCAGTCTTAGTTGCTGAGGCTAAGTCAGAACACTTCTTGACCAGCAATTGGCGACCGATTACCGCCCTAGTCTTTACCTCTATCATAGCTAATAATTATATCATTGCCCCCTACACAGAGGCTTTATTTAATGTAAAGGTAGTTCTTGAGATACCTCCTGATATGTGGCAGATAATTAAGCTGATGATTGGTGGTTATGTAGGAGGAAAATCCCTTGAGGTTGTAGCTGGAAGGTTATCAAAGAATCATGATAGTGGCAAAGAAGATTTTAGGTAATTAATTGAGAGGAGATGGATAAGGCAATGAAAGGTGGTGGGGACAATGCCAGCAGGTACAGTTGAAGTGATGGTTACTGTATCAATTGCTATTTTATCAGCACTATTAGCTATAATAGGTTATTTATTAGCTGATATCAAAAAGACTTTAAAAGAAGATATCAATGACCATGAGAACGAGATTGAAGGTATTAAAAAGGAATTTTCAGAGTTTAAGGCTGGTTTACCAAGGCAATATGTAATGAGAGATGATTTTTTAAGGTCTATCAATACGCTAGACCATAAGATTGATAAAGTAACTGATACTATTGGGGAGATGAATAAGACATTATCTAAAATGTTAGGTATAGGTGGTGAGAAGATTGAAAAAGGTTAGCAAGAACAAAGAGATAAGAGGCAGAATCCTTAAAATTCTATATATGAATTATCCGCAACCAGCAGGAGATCGCTTAATCAGTGAGATTTTAACTGATGTTCAATATATGATTTCACCTGCTGAGGTCAGCGGCTTACTTACTTATCTTAAGGAGAAAGGCTACATTACTTTAGAGGTGGCTAAATTTCCAGAGTATGATATCACTAGAAATATTGCAAAGTTAACTCCTAGAGGTATGGACTTAATAGAAGGGAACATTGACCCCGACCCAGGGGTGATATTATGAGTTTTAGAAGAAAACACCATAAGGTAAGAAATGAGTTACCTGACGAGCTAATAGAAGCAGTCAATAAACGATTGATTGAAGGCGACACCTATCGAGAGGTTGCAGAGTGGATTAATCAAAAGGGGTATGAAATATCTAAGTCAGCAGTAGGCAGATATGGCAAGGACTTTTTATCACGGTTAGAGAGGCTTAAAGTGGTTAAGGAGCAAGCAAAGACAATTGTTGAAGAAGGTGCTGACAGACCAGCTACAGAGTTGTATGAGGCTACTTCTCAATTAGCTACTCAGCTAATTATGGAAACTCTAGTAAAGGTAGATAAAGATGAACTAGAAAGTGCTGATGTAGTAAAACTTCTTAATGTTATACCCAAATTAGAAACATCTGCAACCAAAAGAGAGAAGATTAAACTCTCTTATAACCAAGGCGTAGATGCTGCGGCTGAAAGGATAAAAGAAGAATTAAAAGCAGAGTTAGGCAAAGATGGTGAACTCATTGAGAAGATTACAACCCTTGTTAATGAAATCAAAGATGAAGTTAAGAGTTAGGTGATATAGATGACTCAATTAATAGATGAGTTGTTACAAGGTGTTGACTACATTGACAATCAGCAAGAAGAGTTTGATAGTGAAGAGTTATTAGTGAAATATCTCAAAAGAGGTAGAACCAAAGAACACCAAAAGCTTCTTGAAGAGTATGAACAAGATGCAGAAATTACGGGTTCGAATGGTTTAAGGAAAAAGTTAGGTGCAATCGACCTTGAATATTTTGGTAGAGCTTATTTTCCTCATTACTTTGTTCGTAAGTCACCTGAGTTTCATCGTGATTTAGATGAGATATGGGAAGAGGGAGTTTTAAAGGATAAGAGTTTATTAGATGATGATACTCCTAAAGAGTTGGCTCAAATGAAAGGTCGTAAGCGTGCTATTGCTGCACCTCGTGGTCATGCTAAATCTACCACCTTTACTTTTAAAGATAGTTTACACGCTATTTTATACCAGTATAAGCATTATATTTTGATTTTATCTGATTCCAGTGACCAGGCAGAAGGCTTTTTAGGAGATATTAAGATTGAACTGGAAGAGAATCAATTTGTTAAAGAAGATTTTGGAGAGTTACAAGGCAAAGTTTGGCGTGAAGGTGAGATTGTAACAAGCACAAATATCAAGGTTGAAGGTATTGGTTCAGGCAAGAAAGTCAGAGGTAGAAGGCACAGAAATTGGAGACCAGATTTAATCGTTCTTGATGATATTGAGAATGATGAAAATGTTAGAACTCCTGAGCAAAGAAAGAAATTATCTAACTGGTTCTTTAAAGCAGTTTCCAAGGCAGGAGATAGCTACACCGATATTATGTATGTGGGTACTATTCTTCATTATGATTCTTTATTGGCTAATATTTTAGAGAATCCAGGTTGGAAGAGTATTAAGTACAAAGCGGTTATCTCTTTTGCTAAAAATCAGAGTTTATGGGATACTTGGGAGAATATCTTTACAGACTTATCAAATGATGAGCGTGAAGAAGATGCCCTTTACTTCTTTGAGGAATTTCAAGAAGAGATGCTTGAAGGAACTAAAGTTTTATGGCAAGAGAAGAATAGTTATTATAATTTGATGGTCGATAGATTAACCGAGGGAGAAGCTTCCTTTAATTCTGAATTACAGAATGAGCCAATCGACCCTGATGATGCTTTATTCAATGAAGAGTGGTTTGATTACTATAATGAAGCTGAAATTAACTTTAGGGATAGCCGATTTATATTCGTTGGCTTCGTAGATCCATCACTAGGTAAGACTAAGAAAAGTGATTATTCTACTATTATTATATTAGCTAAAGATATTTTAACAGGTTATATCTATGTAGTTGAAGCTTCTATTGAAAGAAGGCATCCAGATGTAATTATTACTGATATCTTTGAAAAGGAAAAATGGTTAAGGCGTGAGTTTGGTCGAGGTTTAACTAAGTTTGGAGTAGAGACCAATCAGTTCCAATGGTTCTTAAAAGAAGAGCTTGCTAAAAGAAGTGCTAAAGAGAATCTGTATCTACCAATTGAAGAGATTAATCAAAATAGCGATAAAGAGATGAGGATTCAAACACTTCAACCTTATATTAAGAATAAGTACATTAAATTCAATAAGCAACATAAGACACTACTGGAACAATTAAAGTTCTTCCCAATGGCAAGCCACGATGACGGACCCGATAGTTTGGAGGGTGCAACTAAGTTGGCTATTGAGATTGGCAGTGGTGATAAAGAATACGAATCAGTATCTAAAAGAAGATTTGGAAAATTATTAGAAAACTTAGGAAGGGGGGCTTATTAAGAAGATGGGAAAGATTCTTGACCAATATGGAAGAGAGCTTAGTTCTACTAAAAAGCCAGATACTAAAGAGATAGCTACTTTCTCTTTACAAGATAGATATTCAACCTATCCTTCCGAAGGGCTAACACCATATAAGTTAGCTAGAATTTTTAAGCAAGCTGATAATGGTGATATTATGCGACAAAGCGAGTTATTTGAGGAGATGGAGTCTAAAGATTTACATCTGTTTGACTGTCTTCAAGTTAGGAGAAAAGCAGTCTTGGGTGCAAATGCTACTTGGGAAGTGATAGCTACTTCTGACTCAAAAGAAGATAAGAAAATAGCTGAATTTATTGAATCGCAATTTGATAACATCCCAGACTTAGAAGATTATTTTGAAGATTTGTTAGAAGCAGTAGGTAAAGGCTTTAGAATACAGGAAATCAGATGGGATATTTCAGAAGGTCAAGCTATCATAGAGAGATTGAAGAGTATTCCAAATAAGAGATTTACCTTTTTTGACTCTAACTTACCTAAGATTATAACTGATAAAGCACCAAATGGTGAGGAACTACCAGCTTATAAATTTATTTATCATAAGCCAAGTGTGAAATGTGGTAGCCAGTTAAAGGGTGGAATCTTAAGAATAGCTGCTTGGATGTATCTGTTTAAGAACTATTCAATCAAAGATTGGGTTAGCTTTGCTGAAATCTATGGAATGCCCTTAAGGTTAGGGAAGTATGATACAGGAGCTTCTAAAGGAGATAAAAGGGCTTTAATACAAGCACTTAGAAGTCTAGGCTCTGATGCTGCTGGAATCATTTCAAAAAATACTGAGGTAGAGTTTGTGGAAGCGATGAAGAACGCTAAAGGTGATATTTATGAAACCTTAAGTAATTTCTGCAATCGTGAAATAAGTAAAGGTATCTTAGGTCAGACTTTATCTATTGACACTGCTGGTTCTACAGGAACTTACTCTGCTGCTAAGGCTCATGAGTTAGTAAGGCAAGATTTAAGAGAAGCCGATGCCAAGAGTCTAGCTGCTACAATACAATCACAGCTTATTGTTCCTTTAGTAGGATTTAACTTTGGTTGGGATATAGCTAAAAAATCATGTCCTAAGTTTAAGATTAATGTCTATAAATCAGAAGACTTATATAAGACGGCTGAAACCTATGACAAATTAGTCAATATGGGCTTGGAAATCTCCCAAGACCATGTCTATAAGAAGTTTGGAGTAGCTAAGCCCAAAGAAGGCGAAAAGACTCTTAAACCTCCTAAATATCAGCAGGTTAATCAGATAGAAAATAAAGCAACTACTCAAGTGTTCCCTTTCAAGAAGGAGAATAAAGAGTTTACACCTGAGCAAGAAGAGATAGAAGGCTTAGTTGATACTGCTGTTAATCAAGCTCAAGGTGTTTATGATGAGTATATAAAGACAATTAAAGAGGTAATTGTCAATGCTCAAAGTTATGAGGAGATTCAGGAGAAGTTGTTTGACTTGTATGATGATTTAGATAGTGGTGATTTAGAGGAGTTAACAGCAAGAGTCTTTTTTGTAGCAGATCTTTATGGGAGAGGAAGGGTTTTAGATGGAGATTAAAGATTTAATATCTATCCCCTTTGAGGAAGCTATTGAAGCCTTTAGTCAAACAGTAACATTAACTCCCGAGGAATTTTATCTGCTAGCAGATGAGGCTAAAGCTAAAGCTTTTACAGTTGCTGGTGTTAGTAAGTTAGATATTTTAAATGATGTTTATAAGGAGTTAAATAAGGTTTTTGAAGAAGGGACTCCTTTAGGAGAGTTTCAAAAGAATGTTGATAAACTCTTTGAAAGAAAGGGGTGGGCTAAGAAGGATAAACTTCCAGCCTATCGAGTAGAGAATATTTATCGAACTAATATTCAAAAACACTTCCAAGCAGGAAGATATAAGCAACAGACCGACCCTGATATTTTAATAAGAAGACCTTTTTGGGAATATGACGCTATTAACGATAATGCTACTAGACCAAGCCACAAAGCACTTGACAAGACAGTCAAAAGAGCAGATGACCCCTTTTGGGAGACTTATTATCCACCTAATGGTTTTAAATGTAGATGTTCAGTCCGTTCTCGTTCTGCTAGAGATTTAGAGCGGAGAGGACTTAAATTGACCGAAGGGTTGCCTAAGATAAAAGAAGGGCTTAATAGAGGAATGGTTGCAGTACCTGACACACATTGGAATCATAATCCAGCTAAGGAGATTTGGAATCCTGATTTGAGTAAATATCCTAAAAAATTAAGAGATAAATTCACTAAAGAGCGAGGTGAGAAAGAATGATAATTCCGATTATATTAAAAGGAAAGTTAAAAGATGGTGAAGTTCCAGAGATGATTCAACTTTGTCCATTAGGAGAATGGACAGACCATCCTAGTGGGAAGTTCAAAGTAACTAAAGCAGATGTCGCTAAGATTATTGAGGGTTTTGAGCAAGAAGAGAATGATATTGTGATAGATTATGAACATCAAACTCTTAATGGGACAGAAGCACCTGCTGGGGGTTGGATTAAAGAGTTAGTTAATAAAGGTGATGAAGGTTTATGGGGAAAGGTTGAATGGACTAAAAGAGGTAAAGGGTATCTTGAAGGCAAGGAATACAAATACCTCTCTCCTGTGTTGTTGTCATCTTATCGTGATGATGAGGGCTGGGCAAGACCTAGTGTTTTACATTCGGCTGCTTTAACCAACAAGCCTTTTATTGATGGAATGGAGCCGATTATCAATAAATTTAATTTTACAATGAAGGAGGAAGAAGAGATGGATAAAAAACAATTGATTCAGATGTTAGGCTTGAAAGAAGGTGCAAGTGAAGAAGAGATTATGACAGCTTTAAGCCAATTAAAGGCTAGTGAAGCTGGGCAAGGCAGAGAAGAAGGTGAAGGTGATGAAGGAGGTGAGCAAACAGAAGAGACTCAGATAGCTAATAGTAAATTACTAGAAGCATTAGACTTGAAGGATGGAGCAAGCCAGTCAGAGGTGATTGCCACTATCCATGCCTTAAAGCAGAGCAATGTGAGTGGAGTTAATGCCCAAGAGTTCTTTGCTTTAAAAAAGGAGATTGCAGAGCAAAAGAGAGATGAGTTAGTTAAGATAGCTCTAAGCCAAGGTAAAATTACACCTGCTCAAAAAGAATGGGCTGAAAAATATGCTTTAGATGACCCTAAAGGTTTTAAAGTATTTATCAATAAAGCACCTCAAGTTGTACCAGTAGGAGATAAAGGTGATGACTTTGAATATACAAAAGCCAGTAAAGGTCAGCTAGATGAGGTACAGACTATCATCAATAAGCAGTTGGGTGTAGATGAGGAAATCTTTAAAAAGTATAATCAAGAAGATTAATTTTTAAATTAAATTAAGGAGGAATGAAGATGCCTGATAGAAATACACCGATGAGAAATGGGGATTTTTTGGTTCTAACACCTGCCCCAGATGTTAAAATTTATACTGGAACTATGGTGGCTATTAATTCTAGTGGTGAGGTAGTGCCTGCTAGTGATACTGCCAATTTAAAAGTGCTAGGTAGAGCAGAGAATTATTCAGAAGGTGAAGATGTAAAGATTCGTAAAGGGGTTTTTGCTTACAACAATGATGGAAGCATAGGTAAGACCAAGATTGGTGCAGATTGTTTTGTTGTAGATTCTATCACTGTTGGAGCAGCTACAACCAATAGTATTAAAGCAGGAACTATCTTTACTGTAGAAGGTAATCAAGTTTGGGTTAAGATTGACTAAAGAATTAAATTATAAGTTAAAGGAGAGATGAAGATGTTAATAAATGGTCAAGTGTTAGCAGGGTTATATAGAAGTTTTAATGCAATTTTTAAGAATGCCTTTACACAGGCAGAAACTTATTGGGATAAGGTGGCTACAAGAGTACCTTCGACTACTAAGGCTAATGATTATGCCTGGATTGGTAAGTTTCCAAGATTAAGAGAGTGGGTTGGAGAAAGAAATGTACAGAAGTTGGCTGCTCATAGTTACTCTATTAAGAACAAGAGTTTTGAGAGTACTGTAGCTGTAGATAGGGATGACATAGAAGATGACCAACTGGGAATCTACAATCCAATGATCCAAGAGATGGGACAGTCAGCCAAAGAACATCCTGATTTCTTAATCTTTGATTTATTAAAGAAAGGTTTTGAAACTCAATGCTATGATGGTCAATACTTCTTTGATGCTGACCACCCTGTAGGCGAGGAAAGTGTATCAAACTTTGGTGGAGGAGCTGGAAAGGCATGGTTCTTATTAGACACTACTAGAGCTTTGAAGCCTCTTATCTTCCAAGAACGAAAAAAACCAGAGTTTGTATCATTGACTAAGGTTACAGACACTAATGTCTTTATGAATAAGGAATATGTGTATGGGGTAGATTACAGGGGTAATGTTGGTTATGGTTTTTGGCAGATGGCTTATGGAAGCAAGCAGGACTTAACTGCTGAGAATTATCAAGCTGCTAGAGCTGCGATGATGGAATTCAAAGATGAGGAAGGAAGTCCACTTAATGTTAAGCCAAACTTACTTGTAGTTCCACCTAGTTTAGAAGGGGCTGCTAAAGAAATCTTGGAAGCAGAGAGAAATGCTCAAGGAGCAACTAACCCTTGGAGAAATACTGCTGAGATTTTAGTAGTTCCATACTTAGCATAAGAGTTATTATAGCTTAAAAATAAAAATGCTCTAAAATAGCCTTAAAATGATTTTTAAGAGGTCTTAGATAAATTATACCTCTAAAAAAATTTAAATGGATTTGAAAGAATTTAAATGGAGTTTAAACGGTCTTGTAGCAAATAGGACAAGCATAATATGACTTATGTTATTCACTTAGTCAAAAAAGGTGGTGAAGAACTCATTGAAACCAAGAACAGAATTGATGATTATTTCAAGTAGTTTAGATGAAATAGTAGAGTATGTAGAGGAAAGCCGAGAAGGATTGAGTCCAGAAGGTAAAGAGGAATTAATTGAAATGCTGGAAGAAACCAAAAGCAGAGTTGATGAGGTCATTGATGAAATGGGGGTGTTAGCCAATGATTAGAATTACAGCTAAAAGAGATGGGTTTCGTAGATGTGGAATAGCTCATCCTGAAAAAGCGACTTTATATCCTAATGACAAGTTCAATAAAACAGAGTTAGAAGCTCTTAAAAATGAACCAATGTTAGTTGTAGAAGAGAATGTTGATGCTAAAGAGGCTAAAAAAGAACAGGATGATAAATAATGTACTGCTCTGTAGATGATCTGTTGGCTAGATACTCAGAAGATGTGTTGATTGACATTACAACTGATGGCACTGTAGATGATACTGAGATAAACCAAGCTAAAGTCGATGGGACTATAGCTGATGTTTCAGCCTTGATTGATTCTTATTTACAAAAGGAATATAATGTTCCCCTTTCTCCAGTTCCGAGAGTGATTAGTAAAATATCTGTTGATATAGTTTTATATGAGTTGTTTTCAGATAGAGGAATTGATGAAGATAGTGAACAGGATATTATCCGTAAATATAAAAATGCTATCAGGTTGTTAGAGAAGATAGCTGAGGGTAAAGTTACTCTTGGCTCTTCTACTCCTCCACCAGATAATGGTTTAGAGGTAGTAAGTCAAGTTAGAGTTTTTTCAAGGGATAGTCTAAAAGGTTTTTAAGGAGGTGTAGCTTGTTGGAGTTGATTAGAATTATTTTGCAGACTATATTAGTCATAATGATCAATCTTTATTTAGGTCTTGCAATTTACAACCAATACTTAAATATGACTAAACTTAAGGAGTTAGATGGTTTAAAAGAAGAAGTTCTAGATAGTGTGCAGACAATGGAGCAAGAGATTGTTGATAAGATTTCTGTTGAAGTGGCTGCTAATTTAGAAGAGAATAATTATTCGAATGAATCATTTGAGGGAAATGACTTTTACAAAGAGGATTAAAATGCCCTTTAAGGGGTGGTTAAATGGGAATTAAGATTACTGGTGATTTTGAAGAGTTTAATGGTGAGCTTAGAAGATTAGTTGATTTTAATTTCACTGGACTGCATAAAGAGATAGGTGAGTATCTGCTAGAAACAACTAAAGACCGCTTTAAAGATGAAGAGAGTCCTGATGGAGAGAAATGGGAAGAGTCGCACCGAGCCAAAAAGAAAGGTGGTCAGACTCTAACTGATAAGGCAACCTTGAAGAATTCTATCACCTATAAAGCAACAAGTAGAAAGACTGATGTAGGTTCTAATGTTATTTATGCCGCAGTCCATCAAAAGGGCAAGAAGATTAAATTTAAAAGTAGAAATTTAACTGTTAAAATGCCTAAGCGTGCTTTTTTAGGTATTAACTCTGGAGATCAGGCAGAGGTTAAGGAAATTATTAGAGATAGAATTTTGGAACATACAAGAGGTACTACAAGCACCAGGTAGGGGGGGTGGAGAACAATGATTCAATTCTGTAAAGACTATTTAACTGAAATTTTAGGAAGGTTACAAGTTAAGAAGATTTATGATGATTTATCTGATTTGGGTCGCAATAGATTCCCAACCCCTGCTGTCTTTGTATATCCGTCAGAAGATGAAGATTTGAGCGAAGATGGTACTTTGGTCAGTAAAGAAGATGACCTTGTAGAAAAGATGAGGTATTATAAGGTTCGTAAATACAAGGTTGTCAATTATATTTATCTGCTGTTTGTAGCTAAAACAGAATCAGAAGCAACTCAATTAAGAAATAGATTCTTGGCTGAGTTAAAGAAAACAATTACTGACAATGACAATAATCAAATTGATATCAAAGTGAATAAATCTACTCTTCATTTAAGCGAAGATATTCTAAAAAAGAAAGTTGCTAGAGAATTACTGCTAGAGTTTGAAGGTGGGATTTACACCACTAGAAGATTTAAGCTGATTGATAAATTTAATCCACAAGAAGAAAGTGAGTGATGAAGATGGCTGAAAAGGAAAAGACAACTTCTAATTCTAATAATCCTAAGCGAACTACTAAGGAAAAAGTTGAATTGTTAGCTATTGAAGAGTTAGCTAAAATCTATGATATTCCCCAATGGGTAATAGCTGGGTTGAAGCAAAGGCATAATTGGGGAATAGGTAAAAAGATAACTGAGGATGAGTTTACAAAGAAGGTCAAAGGTTTCTTAAAAGGAGAAATGAAGAAGAGATAATTTAATTTGAAAGGAGGAAGACGATGAGTTTACCTGATGTTAATCTTAATATCCAAGATGGAGCTTTAGGGGTATCTGTCAACGACCCTTCTGGACTCCATGTCAAAATAGGGGTCAGTTCTCAAGGTGAAATTAATAAATTCATGATATTTAGCAGTGATGATAAAGAAGCTGTGGCAAAAAAATTAGGGACGGGTCCGCTAGTTGATAGCATATTCGATGCCTTTTCTGCTGGTGCTAGCACAATATATGCTGTTAAAGCCACCAAAGGGGTTGAAGGGTCGCTAGGGGCTATTGAAGCTGACACCAATAATACTGGAATAGGTGATATGACTGCTAGTGGAACACCTCTTGATGGTTATGAAGTAATAGTTGAGATTTTAGATGAAGGAGGTCTTAATGAAGCAACCTTTAGATACAGTCTAGATGGTGGTGATATTTTTTCTCCTAAGCTAACAGTTCCAGTTGATGGAAACTATGAACTAACAGGAACAGGAGTGACATTAAGTTTTAATGAAGACGCCACTACTCCAAGTGATAGTTTTAAAGTTGGTGATAAGTGGACTTTTAATACCGAAGCACCAAAGCCAAGTATAGGAACTATAGGAGATGCAATTGACGCAGCTCTAGAATCTAATCTTGAATATGAATTTATTCATGTAGTTGGAGAGAGTGATTCTTCAATGTGGGCGGCATTGGATGCTAAAGCTACAGAAGCAGAAGCCAATTTTAAATATATTCACTTCTTAGCTGAGGCGTACAGTCCTCAAGAGGGCGAAGATGTCGATGCTTGGGTGCAAAATTTAGTTCAAGAAAGAGAAAGCATTGCTTCGACAAGGGTTGCGGTTTGTGCTGGTAGATTGGAGATAGCTGATTCAGATGCAGGAGTAGTAATTGAAAGAAATGGAGCAGGAAAATATTCAGGAAGACTTGCTTCTATTCATGTTGGGCGTTCGCCAGGTCGAGTAATGGAAGGTTCAGTTCCAGGGGCAGTTGAGATTAGACCTCAAGGAATTAATTCAGGTCATATCGAGGCATTAGATAAAGCTGGGTTTATAACCTTTAGACAATATGAAGGATATAGTGGAATTTATGTTACTAATGGTCGCATGTTAGCCCCAGAGGGTAGTGATTATTCTTATGTAGAGTTAAGACGACCAATGGATAAAGCTTGTCGAGCTACTCGTAAAAAGGCTTTATTATATGTTCAAGATGAGGTTGAGATTAATGAAGATGGAACAATTAAAAGTGTAGATAATTTTAAAGCTCATGTACAACAGGCACTTGATGAAATGGTTGATAGTGGAGAAATTTCATCAGGAAGAGTTATTATACCACTTGACCAGAACATTTTATCAACCTCAACCTTAAGAGGTAAGATTAAAATTATTCCGCTTGCAATTATGAGAGAGATTGATTTTGATATCTCTTATGAGAATCCATTTATTACAGGCTAATACTTAGCTACAAAGGATTACTCATACTAAGCTGAAAGGAGGGAAACAGATGTCTGTTAATGGTAAAAGTTATGATTGGGAAAGTATTAGTATTCAGCTTCCTCACGGGACTTTGATTGCTGTTGAAAGCATTGAATATTCAGATGGGAAAGAAGTCGAAGCCAACTATGGTAAAGGCTCAAATCCTTATGGATATGGTGAAGGCAACTATTCTGCTGAGGGTAAATTGACTTTAGCCCGTGAAGAGTTTGAAAGATTATTAGAACATGTTAAGAAAAATAGTAAGACTCTTTATGGTCTTAAGCCCTTCCCTATTATTGTTAGCTATGCTAATGATGACAAGCCAACAGTGACTGATAAACTGCCTAAAGTCAAATTTAGCAGCAATTCAACCTCTGGTTCACAAGGTGATAAGAAAATCAATGTTGAGAAAGATTTCATTATCTTAGCACCGATTGAATGGAATGGCTTACCAGCAAACTAATGTTTGAAATTTGGGCGGTTGGAAAGTTCTAATCGCCTCTTAATTAAAAAATAAAACTAAGAAGGAGAGATTCGAGATGAGCAAAGATAAAAAACAAGAGAATCTAAAAGAGGAAATCAAACAAGATAAAGTTGTAACTGCAAGTGGGGCTAAAAAAGATGATTTAAAACAGAAGATTGAAGGCTTTAAAGAACAATATGGCACTGTTTATGAGATTGCTGCTGATGTTGGGTTTGAAGAAGAGGCTGACGAGATGTTATTTGTCTTTAAAAAGCCTGGTCGTGCCGCTTTAAGTAGATACATCAAAGGTGCAATGAATGATGCTTACCGAGCAATGTATAATTTAGTCTTTGATTGTTTGTTATATCCAGATAGGGATTTATTAATGAATATGCTAGAGGATAAGCCAGGACTAATTGTTGCTTTAGGAAATGAGTTACAAGAGTTGGTGGGCGTTAATCAAAATTTTACCAGCAAGAGATTGTAAAACGCCTTGAAGAGATTGAGAATAATGGAATCTTGCAAGCGGAATTGTTGATGAAGAAATGGTTTCGCTTCTCTCAAAAGGAGATAGATCAGCTTAAAGATGAGGAGTTCTTTCAAAAGGCAGCAGAAGCCTATTATCTTCAAAAATCAGAGATAGAGAATGGGAAGTTAGCCTTTTTACAGGCTGTAGGTGAGCTATTTAAATAATTTTACTCACCTGCTTCATCCCATCCTTCTTTAAAAGCTTTGCTCCATTCAACTATGATGGTGCGGATTAAGTCAAAGGTCATATAGATTATACTTGGCACAAAGACAACAGCAGCCCACAAGAGACCTAAAATAATGGTAATGCCTACAATAATGCCTAAAATTGAGAACATAATTATCACCTCATTATTATTATTATATTCATTTTCTACTATAATTATACTCCTGAAAGGAGGTGTTGTCAAAGAATGGGAATGGAAAGTATTTATAAATTAGGAGTAATCGTTTCAGCAGTCGATAAGTTAACGGGTCCGACTAGAAAGATGATTAAGTCAGTCCAGAATTTAGAGGATAATATGAAGCGTGCCCAAAAAACAATTAACTTTGGTAAGAAGATGACCACTACTGGTGCCGCAGTTACTGGAGCTGCTGTAACTATGGGGGCAGGATTAAAGAGTTTATTAAGTCCTGCAATGGAAGTCAAAACAGCATTGCAGAAGTTAGAGTCTCAGGCAGCACCTTCAATTCAGAATCTAGATAAGTTTATGGGCGAGGCTAGGAAGTCGGCTGTGGCTTGGTCAAAGGATCATAGTGATTCTGCTAGTAGTTATATAGAGACAACTATGCGAATGGTCTCTGCTGGATTGGATGCCAAAGCCTCGATTGCAGCTACCAATACTGCCTTAACTGTTGCTAAGGCGACAATGGCTGATAGTGCTGCCACTGGTGAATTGTTGGCTAAGGTCTATAATAATATGGGAAATCAGAGTGCTGATGTTAATCAAGAGATGGCAAGGTTGGGAGACATCCTAACTAGAACCCAACAGATGTTCCAGTTAAAGGATTTAGGGCAGTTGCAAGAAGGATTGAAGAATGCAATGCCTTCTGCTAAAGCCTTTGGAGTTTCTGTAGAAGAACTAAATACAGTTATAGGGTCATTAAATATGACTATGGAAGGTGCAGAAGCTGGAACGGTATTCAAAAGTTCCATCAATAAAATGCTAACAGCTAGTAAAGATCTTAATTTTGAGATTGCTCGTAATGCTCAAGGTGGGGTATCTTATATCAAGACTTTACAAAATATTCAAAATCAATATGGGTCTTTTGCTAAAATGACAGATGCAACAAAAATTAAGTTCCAAAAGGCTTTTGGAGATGATGGAGTAAAGGCATTACAATTAATGTTGAGTCAAACTGATAAATTAAATCAAAGTCTTAAAAAGATTAAAGACTCTAAAGGAGCAGCCTTTAATGCTCAAAAGATTATGGAAGCAGACCCTAGTGAACAATTTAAGATACTCTTTAATAATATCAATGCTCTAAAAATGGCTTTAAGTAAAAATGTATTGCCTGTGTTAAGTATAGCAATCTTGAATGTAACTAAATTTGTTAGTAAATTAACTGATATGGCTAAGGCTCATCCAAGTCTTGCTAAGACTGCAACCTTAATCTTTGGAATCACTACTGCTGTATTGGCAGTTGTCGGTCCGATAATGGCTGTAGTCGGTGCTTTAACTATGATGACAGGTTATTCTTATAAAGGTTTCAATAATTTAAGAAAAGGATTTACTAAATTAAAAGGCTGGGCTAGTGATAAAGGTCTAATTGATGGGATTAAGAATATAGGTCGCTCTTTTAGAAATATGGGGGCTACTATTAAACAAATGGCTATCAATGCTGCTCAAAGTTTAAAGACTATGGCTATTAATATCTATAATATGGGTAAACAAGCTGTAGTAACTGCTGCTTCTTCTATGAAGAAGTTAGCAATATCAGTTTGGAACTTTGGAAAACAAGCAGCTATGCAAGCGGTACAAGGATTAAAAAGTATGGCTTTAGGTATGGTTCAAATGGCAAAGAAGGCAATTATTGCTGGGGTCAATGCTATTCCAACCTTAGTTGCTAGTGTTTGGAGTTTTACTACTGCACTTCTTGCTAATCCTGTGACTTGGGTAGTCATTGGGGTTGTAGCTCTAACTGCTGCCATCTATGGATTATGGAAGAATTGGGACAAAGTGGTCTCTTTCTTGCAAGGGGCTTGGAATTCCACAGTTAATTTAGTGGTAAGTGCTTTTAATTGGATTCAAGATACAATTGCTAATACTTCTAATCAAGCCTTAATGATAGTTAGTTTCTTTATGCCATTTATAGGTTTACCAGCATTAATTATTAAAAATTGGGACACTATAAAGAACTTCTTTATTAGTCTATGGCAAGGCATAAAGAATGGTGCGGTAACAGGCATTGAATTTATTAAGAATGCTTTTATAGGATTTAAGAACTTTTTATTAACTCCTATCCAATTACCTGAATTAAGCTGGGAGACTATTAAAACTTCTTTAAATGGTGCTTTAAATTGGGTTAAAGGGCTGTTTATAACCTTTAGAAATTCAGGTATAGGATTATGGAATGCTTTTACAGAGGGACTAAAATCGGTCATTACTAAACCTAAAGAGGCAGTACAAGCTGGATTGCAGAAGGTCAGAAATCTGCTACCTTTCTCTGATGCGAAAGAGGGTCCGCTATCTACTTTGACTAAAAGTGGTGGTGCTTTAATCGAAACTCTAGCTACAGGGATGAAGAATAAATCAAATGGACTTAAAGGTGTAATGCAAGGTGCTTTGGGTGGAGTTGCTAACTTTATTAAAGGGTTCAGTCTTCCTAGCAAGTTAACTAATATTAATGCTCAAGCTATCTATGATTTAATTATGCCTGACATTCCACTACTACCAGATCTAGCAGGCGAAGCAAAATATGCTTTATCTTCAGAAGGTGGATTGACTTCTAGTATTTTGGGTTCTGGTGTAGGTAATGTTTCAATTCCAAATTTCAAACAAGAATCCGCTTCAGCTTCAGATGGTAATAATGATAGACAGTTAATTATCCAAGGTGACATTAACCTTAATGTTCAACAAGTCAATGAACCTATGGACTTGGTTAATGCTCTTAGAATGTTAAAGGAAGAAGTAGGTGGTTAATAGATGAGAATTATCACCAATGATTTTGGTTTAATTAAATTAGGAAATAAATTAGTCCCAGGAATCTATCAATCAATGTCAGTTAATGGCTCTATTAAAGTTGATAAGGTTGAGATTGAAGGTCAAAGTGGTAGCAGTAAACAACCTTTGGGCTACAATGAACCTGATATTACTTTAAGTTTGAAATTACCGACAGATGAAGAAAGTGATTGTTATGATAAAGTCGAAGAGTTGGCGGGTATCTTTCAAAAGACCGATGCCAATGCTAAACCTTATATTTATAATGTAGTAAATAAATTAACTGCTGCTTGGGGAATTAATGAGGTTATCTTTGATAGCTTAAAGACTAAAGATAGCAATAAAGATAATGCCATTATAGCAGAGCTTCATTTTATAGAGTATAAGCCTGTATTGGTTGAGAAAGAATCTAGAGCTAATTTAAGTGGTTCTCAATCAACCGATGAAGAAGCTTTTGCAGAAAGTAATGAAGGGAATAGTTCTAACAACCTCCCTGAGAGTCCAGCAGTGGATGATGATGAAGTATGATAGAGTATATTGCCCCTTATTTTGAGATTGAAATAGGTTCTTTCAAACTTAATAAAGTTATTGAGTTGAGCCATACCAGTAGCAGAATTAATCCTGTAGATTTAGCAGAGTTGAAGATCCCATTGACTGACCAACAGTTAAGTAACGGTCAAGAGATTATTATTAAACAAGGCTACAAGACTAAAGGGCTATGGCAATTGTTTAGAGGAAACATTTATAATATTGCTCATAAAAAGAGAACGGTATTATTTTGCAAAGATAAGATGGCTGAATTAAAAGAAGTCAAAATTACTAAAAGTTTTGTAGATTGTGTTCCTCAAGATATTCTAAAATATAGTCTAGCCAAAGCTGGGGTGGATTATACATTAAGTTCAAAAGTTTTTAGAAAGAGACACCATTTTATAGTTAGGAATAAAGATATTATTACCATAGTTAAGTTAATTAATGAGACTTGGGGAGTAGATTTTGATTTCTACTTTGATGATACTATCTTTTTTTGGGGGGCTTGGGAAGAGTCGCCAAGGTATTCCAAGGAAGAGATAATCAAATTTGAATATGGTAAAAACATTATTGACATAACTCCTAATGAAGATGGTTCAGGACTACTCAAGACAATTTCAGTCCCTTTCTTAAAACATTCTAATGTTATCAAAATTATTCATCCTAGTTTTGAAGGATTGGCTAAAGTAGATAGAATCAAGACTGACTACAAAAATAAAGGGAGGTGTTACATTGAATGGCAGGGATTAGAGGAGTAAAAGAATTGAAGGGGATTATCCGCTCAATTGTTCTAGAAGTATTTCCAGAGCTACAGGGATATCATTATCCTATCAGAGCCAAAGTGGTTAAGGTTTATGAAAAAGGTGGCAAGATAGATGAATTCAATAACCTTTATTCCTGTGATGTTCAACCTCTTAAAAAGGATGGCTCTGTTGATGAAGAGTCACCAGTGATTCCTGATATAGAGATTCCTGTGCTTTGGGCTGGTAATCAGAGAGGAATATTTTGTTTACCAAAGGAAGGGACTATTGTTCGAGTTGGTTTTTACTATAATGACCCTGCTCAACCTTTTTTGGATGCAGTATTGCCAAGGGGATATGAGATACCAGAGCATTTATTAGATTCTATCATTATTCAACATAGTAATGGGATTAAGATAGAGATTAAGCCAAATGGGGAAATGTTGTTAAAAAGCAGTAAAAAGATAACTGCTGAAACTGCAACATTATTTGAAGCATTAGCCCCTAAAATCAAATTAGCTGGTTTAGACCATCCAGTAGCTTTTGCAGATGTAGTCAAAACAATACACGATGGGCATACTCATCCCTTTACTAATGCTCATGGTGCTACAGCAGAGACTAAAGCACCTTCTCAAAAGATGACTGGACATGATTCTAAAATAAGTTTTACTAAATAAGGGTGTGGTATTTATGGGAGTAGAAATTTATGGTGTTGATATGGCTTTTGATGAAGATTATGAATTATTACCTGCTGGTGATGTAGAGGTGGTAAGTGGCGTTCATTGTGTAGTGCAAGATATAATTCACGAATTATCCACTCCAAAAGGTGATCTGTTTTATAATTCAGAATATGGAGTAGATATTTACAAGTATATTAATGAAGATAATACCTTTATTAATCGTTTAGGATTATCCCAAGAGGTTAAAAAAGTCTTAAATCATAACCAAAGAATTGAACCAACAACAGCTAAGGTGGAAGTTGTTGATTGGAATTTAAATAAGATTAAGTTAAAAGCTTCTTTCAGTTTAATTTCTGTAGATAATCCATTAAATCTGATATTAACCTATAGTCAGAATGATATCGAGGTTGAAGCAGGGTGAGTGTGAGTGTCTGTTATCTGTTGTCGGGAATCGGGAATCTGTTTTTACTGACTCCTGACTCCTGATTCCTGACACTAAAAAGGAGAGGTGGTGATTTGAATTGGATTGGAAATCATTAATTGGTTTTAAAGATTTTGAAACTTTAACGAAGGAAGCCAAGGGTAGAATGGGAAGTTTAAAGAGTGCAATTACTAACTGGAATGATGGTGGAGTTTTTAAAACCCTTAGTTTTGTGTCTTTAAAGGCTGTTGAAGAGGTCTATAAATTGCTTTTAAAGATATTACCTCAAGGGTATGTTCAATATGCTACGGGCATATGGTTAGAGTTAAAGGTAGCTGAGATAGGATTGAAAAGAAAACCCGCTACCAAAACTAAAGGTATAGTTAAGTTTGTTAAAGATGACCCGACAGCAAATGTTAAAGTTGAAGCAGGAAGCATTGTAAAAACAAAGGTATCTTCTCAAGGGGAAGAGTTAAGATATTTCACCACTGAGGAAGCTGTTTCTGTAGCTGGTGAGAGTGAATTTGAGATTAATGTAAAAGCAGAATTTGCAGGTGCTAAGTATAATTTAGGAAGTGGCTATATCACTACTTTGGTAACTCATATTCCAGGTATAAAAGAGATTGTAAATTTAGATAGTTGGATAACTCAAGAAGGTACTGAGGAAGAAAGTGATGAGAGTTTAAGGGAACGATATTATCTTAAGTGGGCTGAACTTTCAACAGGAAGCACTAAAGATGCTTATGAATCTTGGGCAAGGAGTATTCCAGGAGTAGTTGATGTTGAAATTGATGACATGCACCCTAGAGGTCAAGGAACTGTAGATGTAATTATTCATCCAGCAAGTCAAGAGTTAATTCAAGAGGTAACTGACTATATTATACCTAGAAAACCTTTGATTGATAATGTATTAGTTAGGTCACCAGAATTCAAGACTGTTAATTTTGATATAGTGCTTACCTTAGCTTCCTTTTATGGTGATGAAGCAGACATTATTAGTCAAGCAGAAGCAATTATTGACGGTTTATTTAGTGAGAATTATGAACTTAAGGAGTCTATTGGCTTAGAATATCTTCATTTAGGAGACGACCTTTACACAGGTAAGATAGTTTATTATTTAATGAAGATTGATAATGTTGTAGATGTTGAAGTGATTTTACCTGATGATAATACCACTAATCCTTATCAATTACTGACTAAAGGAACTGTTAATGTCAGAACAGAAAGGGCTGCATAAAAATGAACTTCTTTAATTACTTATGGTCGTTATTGAACAGACCATTAAAAAAGGGAACAGAAAATAAAAAGTGGTTAACCACTCTTGGGGAAGAATTTGATGAATTAAAGCAGTCCATATTTAAGCTTAGAAGGGCATGGTTAATTAAAACTGCCTCTGGTAAATCTTTAGATTTATTAGGAGAGTCAAGAGGGCTACCAAGATATAAAAATGAAGTTGATGAACTATATCGTGAGAGATTATTAGCTGCTTTTGACACTTATTTGTTTGGTGGAACTTATCCAGCGATGAAAAAGACTTTATCTACTTTAGGTTATCCCGATTCTGAAATTCAACTTTTATACGAAATTGACCCGCAGCGTTGGGCAGAGTTTAATATCTTTTTAGACCAGGAAAGGTTAAAACAACTAAATAACCTCGATGTGGTAAAAAAAGAAGTTAGAAGAATTAAACAAGCTAGTGCTTTGCCTAATTATATTTTAACTTATTACCAAACTTTTAGGATTAGAGGGCGACCTATTATAGGGAAATCAACTACACGCCCTGCCTGTGGAACTATTGTGGCTAATAAAAATAATTTCCGTAAATTTTATAAGTTTGTTGGCTTCTTGGCAGATAGTAGTTTTGCCTTAGATGGTATGAATATAAAAGAATTTCATGAGCCTTTTGTGTGTAGCAAAAAGAAGAAAAATATCAATACTGGTTCAAGTATAATTAAAGATTTTAATTTGGTCAAAACAAAAGAAAGTCAGATAAATACGATTAAGGTTAGTAGTCAAAAGACTAAAACAATGAAAAAAGGTTTTATAGAAATAGGCAGCTTTAATATGGATTCTGTAAAAGAGAAAGTTTACAATCAATTGCCAGTTTGTAGTAAAAACTTTAAGTCGAGGAAGGTGGTATCGTGAATTCTATAGGTGTTAGCAGAATGGTAGAATCAGTTGAAGAGTTTCTAGAATCAGGCAGGTTCACTGTTAATGGCTCAAAAGAAACTGTTGATATAAGGAAGGTTGAAAGAGACAACAATCATATCAGAATATTTGTTTATCTTCCAGCCTCTGATGCAGAAGCAACAGTTACTAAAGTAGAGTTAATTGATGATAGAGGGCATGTCATTGATGAAAAAAATGATATTATGGAGAAGCCTGCCAGAAAAGGTTTGATGGTAGCCTTTGATTATACTATTGAGGAGGTGTAATAATTGGATTTTAATGCAGATTATCAAGCTATTAAGTGGCAAGATGAGATTGTAGATGAGCAAGGTAATGTATTAGTTGAAGGAACTTTATTTGATGAGGTTAATATGAACAGAATGGAGGCAGGCGTTGACCTTCAAAATACAACTAATGCTTTTGTAGCTTTGTTGGCTCAACAAATAAGGAGCAACTCTTTAGAACTTGAAAAATGGCAGAATCAAAGAATTCAAGAAGGATTTATTGAGATAGTGGGTAGTGGGAATGAAGGATATTTTAGGAGTTCAGAACCTTTTGCGATTGTCGCATTACAAGGTTATATTCAGTTTGATTCTCCTGATTATTCTGTTCTCACAGAGATTATTGAGGGTGATCCAGGACTAATTGGCGATTTGATAATTTACGATAAATCATCAAACGGGTTCAAAATAAAATTTACTGGTTCTGCTGACTATGCAAAAATAAGATGGTCTTTAATAAATCCTGATGTTTAAAAAGGGGTGATATAATGCAAATCAAAGAGATAAATCAAGGACAAAAAATACCTTATGCTCTTGATATAGAGAATAAGAGTATATCTTTTGATGAAGAGTTAGTTGTAAATTTAGCTGAAAGGCAATCAGATGTTAAAAAGGTGATTGATATATCTTTAAATAAGCAGAAAAAGCTTATTGAAGGAACTGCTCAATGGTATGTGGCGAATTTAGTTATTCCTGCTGTTGAATATAATTTTGTAGATACAGGAGAAATTAACGAGAATGGCGAGAGCATAATGGAGAAAATCAAAGTTCCTTTAAATGTAGATGATGTTGAATTGGTTTTATGGGCTATGCCGACAGATTATTTTAATAAAGAAGATGGAGGGGTTAAATAATGAGTTTTGTATATAGTATGAAGGATAGTTATAGACAAGCGGTAGAGGCACAAACAGGAGGGAAGAACACTGTTATTTATGATGACAAGGGATACCCTTCTATTATGGTGGCTATTCCAATGTTCTACTTAGATGATGTGATTGATGGAGCACCTCATGAAGTCCATCCTGCTTTTAAAGTTAATGGAGAAATTAAGGATGTTATTTATATCTCTAAATATCAAAATGTAGTGCATGATGGTAGAGCTTATTCACTGCCGATGCAAGACCCAAGAACATATGTTAACTTTGACCAAGCAAGGAATTATTGCAAAGATAAGGGGCAGGGATGGCATCTTATGACAAACGCTGAATGGGCTGCTATAGCTCTATGGTGCAAGAAAAATGGTTTTGAACCTCATGGAAATAATAACTATGGACAAGAAGTTACTGCTTCTTACGAGAAAGGTGTAGCAACTTACAAATATGATGACCCTCAAGTGATTGGGAGAGTAGCTACAGGTTCAGGACCCGTTACTTGGGCACACGATGGAACTTTGGCAGGAATCTATGATTTGAACGGTAATGTTTGGGAGTGGGTAGATGGACTAAGATTGATTAATGGTAAGATTTGGGTTTTTGACGATAATGACTTTATGACTGATAATGTTGCTGGTGATACTACTAACTGGTTTGATACAGGGACATATATTGATAATACTACTGCTGGGGATAGTATTGAAGATAGTCATAATGTAGGCGGGGAATTAATCTTTAGTGATACACGAGATAACCCTATGTATGATAGTGATGTCAATGAACATTATGGGTATAGTGACACTTTGTTTGAGAGTTTAAGTAAAGATGCTGATTTTACAGTGCCTGACTTGCTTAAACATTTAGCAATTTATCCCGCAGGAACAGGTTATTTAGGCGACAATATGTGGGCTAGGAACTATGGAGAAAGGGCTGCCATTCGTGGCGGGCACTGGTACCACGGTTCTAAGGCGGGTCTCTTTGCCTTGCACTTGCGCGCTCACCGTTCTAACTCGAGCAGCAGTATTGGCTTCCGCTCTGCTTATATTCCTTTATAATCTGTAATCTGAACACTAAAAATCTGATAGGGTGGGCGATAGCCCATCCCTAAACTTTCATAACATAATCTATAATACAAGAGGTGGTAACAGTTGGACAATCTTATAGTGTATCAGAAGACCTATGATATGGTTCAGTATGGCTATCAAGCTATTAAACAGTTTCCAAGGTCAGAGAAATATACTTTTGCGGCTGAAATTAAGAGTACAATGATTAGAATATTAAAATTGATTATAAGGACTAATAAAAAGTATTATAAAAAGACCACTATGAAAGATTTAGATATTGAATTAGAATTATTAAAAACTTATATAAGGTTGGCAAGAGACCTTAATTTCTTGCCTTTTAAAAAGTATGAAATTTGGTCGAAACAACTGCATGAAATAGGCAGATTAATTGGCGGTTGGATGAAAAGTGTTCAAAAATAAAATATAAATACATAATGATTTTTTGGGGAGAAAGCCATTGCGGCTGCCATTCGTGGCGGGAACTGGAACAACGGTTCTAAGGCGGGTCTCTTTGCCTTGAACTTGAACAATCACCGTTCTAACTCGAACAACAGTATTGGCTTCCGCTCTGCTCTAGTTCAAACATTGGTCAGAAGTTAGCAACCTATGGGGTTGCTATCCAGTACCACAAGGAATAAAGGGGCTTTCTTCCCTGCTGAGATACCCAAAGGTCAATCCAGCAAAAAATATTAATTGTCAGGAAAGTAGCTAGTAGGATTATCTCGAAAGCTGCTACGCCTGACCTTTAAAATCAACTATACTAAGGAGTGATACAAATTCCTAAGACAATAAAGAATTTATACCCTAAAATATATGATTTTGAAAATTTGTATCAAAGTTATAAAGAAGCACGAAAGTCAAAAAGGTTTACTGATGAAGTCTTGAAGTTCTCTGCTCAATTAGAGGATAATTTAATTCAAATTCAAAATGAATTAATTCATAAAAGTTATCAGCAAGGTAGATATCAAGAATTTTATGTTTATGAGCCTAAAAAGAGACTTATAATGGCGTTGCCATTCAAAGATAGAGTGGTTCAATGGGCAATTTATAGACAGATAATGCCTATATTTGATAACCAATTTTATGAGTATTCATGTGCTTGTCGCAGAGGCAAGGGGACTCATTATGCAGTTCAAAAGTTACAATATTGGTTAAAAAAGATGGATAGAAACCCTGATAAAATATACTATTTAAAAGCTGATGTAGCTAAATATTTTTATAGGATTAACCATAAAAGGCTAATACAGATTATTAGTAGAAAGGTAGGGTGTAAGGACACTCTAGAGCTACTATGGAAGATAATAAAGAGCGAAGATGGTGCTTTTGGTGTTAATCTTGGAGACCATCAACTGTCTGGGAGAAGGATAAAAGGAATAGGAATACCTATAGGGAACTTAACGAGCCAATTATTCGCAAATATATATTTAGATTGGCTAGACAAATATATTAAACACACTTTAAAGGCTGAATATTATATCCGTTATATGGATGACTTCATTATACTAGGAAGAGATAAAAAAGAACTTCACAAGCTAAGAGAAGAGATTGAAATTTTTCTAGAAGATTATCTAGGGTTAGAATTGAATAATAAAACAGCAGTTAGACCAGTTAGCCTAGGTATAGACTTTTGTGGCTATGTGACTTGGGCTACACATAGGAAATTGAGGAAGTCCACTAAAAAGAAGATGAAGAGAAGGATTAAATACATGGTTAGGAAGGTCAAAGAGGGAGAAATAGGGCTAGATAAACTAGATGCTACAGTACAGTCCTATCTAGGTATATTGAGGCATTGCAACAGTCATAATTTAACCAATAGTATTATAGGAAAGAATATATTTGACATGATAAAAAATAAATATTAA